TCCAGGTAATAAATAACCTTTAGAGATAGTTGCTAAAGAAATTTCATCCATCCACTCTGGATAGTTTTTACCTTTCTCCCAATTTGTATAATCTACCTGTAATGCGTTGTTTTCCATTTATATTATTTTATTACTTTTTTTTCTATTTTCTGATACTGTTAAGGGTTGGGAGTTAGACCAATGTATAGTTCCTCCTTTACTTAAGGGTAATATATGATCTACTTCCCAATAATCCCCATAATTCCCCCAATTCATTTCATCTGTAAATTGGTTTTGTAAATGATCCATAAACTTCTGTCTTGAACATCCTATAAGTTCTAATGTTTTTTGAGATTGAAATTCTTTTAACATTAATTTATATACTCTGTTTCTTAAATTAAAGATAATTCTATCCTGAGATGGGGCTTTGCGTTTATATTCCCTTTGATATTTACGAAGTTTATCATTATCTTTTCTCCACTCTTTTAAATATTCTTTTCTTTCAGATTTATGTTTTATATTATATTTTTTAGAATCTTCAATCCAACAAATTTTACATTTTGGTGAAAAATTATTTCTTGTTTTTCTCCAATAAAATTCTTCTACATTTTTAATTTTTTTACATTCAGTACATTTTTTGGTCTCCATACTTATAATTTTATTATAAATATAATGGAGGGCCAAATAGTTGACTAAAATAAATCATTTGCATCCCAGTTTTGGGCTCCTTTGGAATAATTAGTTACCCTTGTACTGAAGAAATCGGTGTGTTGTTTTCCACCTGAAAGGTTGTCAAACCATTTCATCCTTTGAATTGATTCTGGGTCAATTCCATTTACTATAGGTTCAAATCCTAGGTCACCCATTTTAGTATTGGTACGATGTTTGATAAAGGATACTAAATCATACTTTGAACACCCATCTAAATCTCCCATCTCAAATACTTTATCAATAAAGTCTAATTCAAGTTTTAGAGATAACTTTGCGGCTTTCTCAATATCTATCCTTAATTCTGGAGTGTTAAATTCTGGGTGTTCTTGCATTAGAGTCCTAAACAACCAGCATCCCGCTTCTGAGTGTAGTGACTCATCTCTAATACTCCATTCCACAATACTTCCTACCCCCTTCATTAGATTTCTCAATTTAAATGATAGTAAAACAGCAAATGAAGAAAATAAATTTACTCCTTCTGTAAATGCAGAAAACACAGCTAATGATTTAGCTCTTTCATGCCAATTAGGAGTACCATCATGAGAATCTCTTACAGTGGTTAAAGCTTCTATTTTAGCCATTGTTGCTTCATCTTCTAAAAATTCACTAAAATCATCTAAACCTAATTCTTCATTTAATAAAGAATAAGCTTCAGCATGTATTGTTTCAAATGCTCCAAAAGTAACCGCCATTTTAATTACTTCTGGTTTTCTAAACCATTTAGTAACTAAAGTTGACCAGTAATCATTTACTACAGTTTCAGTTTGAGCAAATCCTTTTAATATAGTTCCAATAATATTCTTTTCTGTTTCTGATAGGTTTTGTTTCCAATCATTAACATCAGACATCATGGGGACTTCTGTATGTAACCAGTGTGCTTGTTGTTGTTTTAACCAATAGTCAGATGCTGTTTGGTATTCAAAGGGTTTGTATACTATTCTTTCTTGTAGTAATGAAGTTTTTGCCATTTTTTATTTATTTATTTATTTTTATTAATTTAAGGATTTAATTCAAAAAATTTCTTTCGTAATAATTGTTTATCAAAATTATCTACATCAGTATCAAATTTATTAGAACGAGTTGTTGGAGCTAATGATTCAGATTCTTCACCTTCAAAATATTCATCTTTAACTGTAAAATGTCCAGTAGAAGTATCTGCTTCAATACCAAAGGTAAGCCCATCCATCCCATATCGATTTTTCATTAAATGGAATCTACCTGTATTATTAACTTTATCTTCTTTTTTACGTGAAAGAGACATGCAAAAATCAGTTATCATAATTTTATCATACGATCCTGCTGCTTTATCCCCCTGAATGACATTGTCATTTGCTCCTGCACGATTTACTTGAGAAACTGACCAAATTGGAATATCTAATTGTCTAGCTAATCCCTTAGTGCTTGTATAAATATCATCAATTTCGTCCTTACGCTCTCTGTTTTTCTTTCTTGATGAAAGAAGATCTACATAATCAATAATTACTAAATCTGGTTTAGATCCCATACTTGTTGCTTTCGCAATGTGTGATTCAATAGTTGAGATTGTTGCCTTTCCTGTTGGGTATTCTTTAATTATTAACTTTCCTGGTAGCTGAGGTATGATTTCTTCAATAGTTTCTCTATGTGAATCTACTTTATTAACTGGGATTTTAGTGAAAAAAGCGTCATATCTCTTTCCAACATAATCTTCCCCTAATTCTAGAGTATAGTGTAAAACATTATATCCTAATCTTACAGCATGTCCTCCTAAAGCAACTAATGACCAAGATTTACCACCTCCAGGATTACCAAAAATTAAACCAAAATCTCCATTTCCAAGTCCACCTTGTAATAAGTTATTAATTTTGTCCCAAGGGGTAGGTATAGTTTCTCTTGAATTTTCTCTATAACGTTCTTCAATATCTTTAACATATTCATGCCCTATATTTTTATCCTGTCCTGCTTTTAAAGCATTATCTACAATAAAACGAATACCATCAAAATCGCCTGCTTTCAATAAGTCTACAGACGACATTAAGGCCTTCTTCAATTGTTGGTTTCTACAAAAATTAGTAAATTCTTCTTGTACATATTCTAAATCATCATCTGAAGTTACGTATGCTTCTTTAAGTTGTTCTTTAATAGATATTTGTAACACTTCATTATCTACTTTTTGTAATTCAACTTTTAGAATATCTAATGAAGGAACTGTATGATATTTATCAAAATATTTAAGCACTTCTTTTATAGACCACTTAATAGCAGGATTTTCAAAATATTCATCTGAAATAATATCATGGATGTTAACTAAAAACTCTTTATGAGTTAATAAGGATGATAAGACCTGTATTTGGAATTTATGCCCGTAATTTTGAATGCTATTTAATGTCATTTATATAACTTTTATTTTAATATAACTAATCTTCTTTGTATTTCCAAATATATCCCCCAGAGGTTTTTGATATTCCTTTTAAAGCATTTGGAATTCCATTGTTACCTAAAGTTTTTCTAGCTTCTGTTATAGAGGAGAAGGTATTTACTATTTTATTAGTAATAGGATCAATTTGGAGTATTGATTTTCCCTTTTTAGGGGAACCAGTTTTTGCCTCACTAATTTTATCCCCCCAAGTAATATTACGAGATACACCTTTTTTAGCAGCACTAATTTTTGGATTTTTACCCATACCTTTATTTTTTCTTCCTATGCTCATTTTAAGTCTAGTTTCTTTATTATAAAATGAAGGACCACCCCCACCCTTGTTTTTATTCTTTAAAGAATATCCTAGTTTTTTATATTTTTGAACGTAAAATCTCTCCCAAAATACCCAATTGTTATCTTCAACTCTATCTATTTCTTTAATTTTTATATATTGACCATAAGTTCTTTTATGCTCAGAAAATCTACGTTGAATATTTTTTGTTTTTCCCACATAAAAAGGAACATCACCTTCAGTTAAAATATATACACTAACCATATCTAATATTTTATTATACATATTAATAGGTATGGTATTTGTCGTAGAAAGTGTCAATCTTTATAACCTTTTTATTTTTCATAAGTTGGAAATAGAGCAAATATGTCTTTTAACCATGAATCTAAATTTCTAATCATCCCTCCTAATTTGTCTTCATTATAAAATGATACAAACATTTCAGGATTAAATTCAGGTAAATCTTCACTTATTAAATTATCTATGTGTTCTTTTCCTCTATCATCGATCATTGGAATGCTTAAATCCATAACTTTATAATTAGTTTCAATTCTAGCTTGTTCTTGAACGATACGTGAATATACGATATGGTCCTTGAATTTCCTAGCAGATATGTCGAAAATATCATCTAAGGTTAAATCTTGCGTTTTTAATTCAGGGAACTTTTTAAATATACCTTTAGCACCTAAACCCTTAACTCCTCTAATATTATCTGAATTATCACCTAATAAAACTTTATGTAAAATGAAATTATTAGGTTTTAAGCCAAATTTTTCGTCTACAGTTTTTGGAGTATAATATTCTTTCTCCATTGGTCTATATACAATAATCTTGTCTGTTACTAGCTGTAAGAAATCCTTATCACTAGATACTATAAAACAAGTTGAATCATGTTTTTCTACTAGTTTTTCAGCTAACACGGCTATAATGTCATCCGCTTCTACTTTATCGAGTATGGTGGTTTTAACAGGTAATAGCTTTAAATATTGTATTATACGTACTATTTGGTCAATTTTTGAGTCATGTTCTTCCTCAATATTATCAAATGCTTCCCAATTAGTAATTCTAGATAAATTCCTTGTTCCCTTATACTCGGAGAGCAGGTTCTTACGATTTACTGTTGAACCTGCCCCGTCGAATACTACATAAACAGAAGTTGGATTTGTTTGTCTAATCATAGCACCCAAAGAGCGAAAGAATCCTCCTAACCCTCCAATATGAACCCCATCTGGATTTACCATATTCATCATTGCAAAGTTTCTAAAAAATAGATTTAAACCATCTAAAATTAATACTCTATCGTGTCTATTTTGGGTAGGGATCTCCTGATCTTCCTGGATATCATCCAGAAGATTAAATAACTCTTTGTGTTTCATGTGTTTGTTTTATAAGTCTTGTACGTCGTAAAGTACAGGGGTTACGTCCTCTTGGTCTTCTACAATTTTGAATGTTCCACCACCTAAGATTTTAGTCCATTCATCTGAATGTGCTTTCTTATAAGCGTTTTTATCCTTATCTGTATCTTGGATAAAACCATGGTTTGTCATAACAATTTTACCTCTTGACTGCATACCATTAACGTGGTTTTTATCAATTTGTAAGTTTGTTCTTTTACCCCATTCTACTTGCTTACCACCTTTAATTGCTTTAATTTTAGATGTACCAGCATTAGAAACATTACCAAAAGTAACTACAAATGTTGCATCATACCACATTGCCATTCCACCTTTATTCATCATCTTTGGTTGTCCCATAGGTGATTCTGCTTTGGCGGTCCATACTTTATTAATACAAATTAAGGTATTAGTATAGGGTGATGATTCTTTACGAGACATTACAATACTTTGATTAACTGTATTACCAAATTGGGTTGACATTGCACCTGCATTCCATTCATTATTGTTCTTCAGTTTTTCAACTGACATTGCACAAGGAATTGATCCAATACTATCCCAGAAAAATGCTAAATCATAAGGTAGATTACCTTTTTTCTGTTCATTCTGTAGATCCATTATAAATGCTGCTACATCTTCAATGGTATGTAAAGTTTCTCTATCAACATAAATAAAATTACCTTCATAATCGATAACATTACCTTGATCATCTTTGATTAGTTTAACTTCTAATCCCATTTGAGCGGCATGTTCCCAATTCCATTTCATCTCAGTAATAATAAAAACAGGTAATATTCCCATTTTTTGTGCTGATACTGCTGCTTCAAGCAAAGCAGTTGTTTTTCCTGTATCGGAATGTCCTCTAAGTAATGAGATATGTCCCATTGGTACTCCAGGTACTCCAGCAATTTCTTGAAAAGCAGGTGATAATGGTATCCACTTTTGTTCCTTAAATTTGACATTTTTATCTAAACCTTTAGATGATTTAAATTTATTTAAGTCAAATTTGCTCTTAATCTCGGCGGACACTGCCGCCGAGAGAGACTTCGATGCTTTTCTTGCCATATTTAGAAAGGTAGATCATCAACTTTATTACCACTATTTGAATCATCAAATAATGAATCAAATTTGTCTACCTTACTTTGTTTAGCCTGATTAGTATCTAAACTAAAATTTGAAGGAGGTTTTGGAGTTGATACAACAGGTGTTGCAACAATTTCCTCAGAATCTTCTTCTGGTGATAACCATTTTTCTAATGCTGATTTCATCTCATCAAAACTAAAACGTTTAAATAAACCTTCTTTTGGGTTTGGTTGCTCATTTGTCCATTTTTCTACCAAACTAGCATCCTCACTAAGTGGTGATGTTTTTAAACGAACACGTACTGATGATTTATTATAAGGAGTACCAGTTGATTCTGGTCCTACTGTTTCAACTGTAAGGTCTCTACCATTTACAATATCAGTGTAATCTCCAATTTCATCATCAACAGCAAGTGCTAATAATTCTTCATATACTTGTTTACCAAATTGCCATAGTCTAGTAGCTTTATCTTCTTCTCCACGTACTACTACAGGAACAAAAATACGGTTTTTAGCATCTAGTTTTTTAGCAAGTACATAGTTTTCTTTATTATAC